CTTGGCTAATGCCATGGTGTTGTCTGGTATAATGTTTGAAAATGATTTAGCAAATGCGGCGTCAGGCGTACCTAATAACTCGCCAACTTCTGATGTCCAAAAACTCATGTGTTACTCCCCTTCGTTAAAATAATCTTCAACAGCCTGCTTGACAAACTGTAAATCATTGTCAATATATAGCTCATCAAATAAGCCCATCGGTGATTTACAAACATGTAAACCGTCATTTTGCGTTAAAAACGTATATTGATTGTCTTTAACCACTGTATGCAAAACCGTAGTTACCATGGCTTCAAGCGTTATTTTATCATCAAGAAGTTTGCCAACTGTTTTGGGCTTTGACACGCCATTATTATCGATTTCATTGTGCGACAAAACAAAACATGTTAAGCTTGGCCTAGATTTTGTAATAGCAACCATCACAAACCACATGTGTTGAGCAATTTCTGAAAACCGGTCAAACCCTTTTTCGCAAGCACGCGCCATAAATTCATTAGCCATTATAAAATGCGCATCATCGACTATGAGCGTTGTTATTTCCGGCCTATCTTCGTTAATCATTTTTATACAACGAACAACTCGCTGCCAGTCGTCTGTTTGCAAATAGTTGCCTTCTTTATCACTCCATCGTGCAAGGGGATTGTATTTGCTTTTAAAACCTTTTAAAGGTAGTGGCTTGTCTAAAATGCTAATAATAAATGTTGATTTTGGATCTAGATTTCTAATCGATGTAGATTTGCCTGACCCCGAAGGGCCGATTACTAGTACAGTGTTAGACATTATAAATTTTCCTTAATTGTGACGCTTGGCTTAGATGGCTTTTTCTCAATCAATTTGCAAAGAGCATCGCGTGCACTTTGTGACGCTGTTGCCATGTATGCCTCGCACATCTTTTTATCAACGCTGTAAGAAATAGATTTTCGAACTGGGTCGAACTCAGCAGGCAAATACACATCACCCGACTCATAAGCTTTCTTATCCAATGAAAAAGTCATGGGTGTCTTACACTCAATCTTCCAAACGCCAAATTCATAGCTTTTTTGACCCTCATGCTCATGCCCTAACGCCAAAATTATATCAGCCGTCAATTCATCACGCTCAAGCGTCAACTTAGCAAGCTGCCTATTTACACGTTGCAATGATTTAATACTATCTTCCAATACATGCTGCCTAGATAAGCTTAATTTGTTACTCATAATATCCTCTTTACTTTATAGTCTGCGTCAGGATTTGACGTACCACAATGGTATATCAACCACTTGCTATATGTCAAGCCTAGTGTTATGATTAATCAAAGTAAATGAGGGGATCATTATGAGTCCAAAGGATGTAAAAAAATATTACGGCAGCACTTATAATTTTAATGTAAAGACTGAGATGTCATCTAGTTCATTAATGAACTGGTTGAAATGGGGTTATGTCCCATACTTGTCTCAGATAAAGATTGAACGTTTAACAAACGGTGATTTAAAAGCCGAAGATTGGAGAAAAAATGAAAGTGAATAAACGAACTTTTTGCAGTGAATAAACGAACTTTTTGCGCGGTGTTTGCTGCTGTGTGCTTATCAACATCGGCAGGCCTAACGCTTGACATGGGCGCATTTGAAACCCCATGAATGTGGACAAACATGGGGTAAATGGACTCTAACATATTGGAAGCCATTTAATCTTAAGGTAAATTACATGCTCATACAATAGCTTAGGTGAAACACATGGAAAAAGTAGTCAGGGACTGGCTTAGCTTTAATCTTAAAAACCAACATGAACTTAAAAAAGAAAACCACGGGGTACCTTTTCCAAAGCGGAATAATTGCAGCGACAATTATTTATGAGTGTTTGATCTCATTTAATCTTTAAAGTAGGATATGCCATGCCAGTGGACCAACACTGGCATGGCACTGCGCGAAGCGCGGTGGTTATTTAACCCATTAATGGTGGGCCAAATATGTATCAATTATACCAAACTATTATTTTTACTTAAAGCCCATTTTAGCGTTATGCTGTTATGCGGCTTTTTTTTGGCTCAAGTTCAGGAGGATCTATGAGTAACAATGATGTGAAGATATTCCGGGAATGTCTATCAACACTGCCGGAACGGGATATAACAATAGAAAATGCTGTGACACGAATTCTATTTGCACTGGGAATTTTAACAGGGAGTAATCCATAGTGAGTATATCAAATAATGAACAAAAAACAAATTTTGGAGCTAATCAAGGTGTATGGGAATATTACGACCACGACAACAAATTAATTGCTTATGTATCACGCCATAAAAAACAAGACGAGGGCAAAAAGTTTATACCATGGTCATTCGTTAACAACAAATGGGTAAAAAAATGGGAAGGACCAAAACCAATTTATAGAGTTCGTGATCTAGTTATGAATCCGGATAAACCTGTAATGATGGTTGAGGGCGAAAAGACTGCAGATTACGCCTCGTCCATGTTGCCAGAATACGTAGTTGTTTCATGGATGGGCGGTAGCGCAGGGGCAAAACATATAGATACAACACATTTTCAAGGACGAGATGTATATATTTGGCCTGACAATGACAAGCCAGGATTTAAAGCACAAGAAAGCCTCAAAGAAGTGCTAAAAGACGTTGCCAAAAATGTTTATTGCATCAATCCAAAACCGCTAAAGCTACCTGCTAAATGGGACTTGGCAAACTTTACTGATGAACATTGCGAAATAGACTTGGATATGGTTTTGATTACCATTGAAGACGCTAAGAATTCCAAGGAGGAATTTGACAGTTTATCCTATCCTTTCTTGTCTGATGGTAACAACCCCAGGCCGCTTGATTTAACAGAAAATTTGAAGCATATACTTAAGCATTATAACATAAGATTCAGATGGAACATGATGAAAAGGGAATGGGATGTGGAAGTTCCATCCAAAACATTTTATAGCGAAGAAAAAGAAAACGAAGTTTTGACTTATATAACCAATCTTGCTGTCCTTCATGGGTTTAATATTAGGCGTGTTGCTAAGCACTTAGACGCAATAGCGCTTGAAAACATATATCATCCCGTTAGGGACTGGGTTCTAAGCAAGCCACTTAAAGACCACTCCCATTTCGATAAATTTCTTAAATTATTAAAAACCGCTGACGATGAATTTTCCCATTTGCTTCTTAAAAGATGGTTAATATCGGCAATTGGGGTTTTATTTAATGAGGATAATTTTATAGCACAAGGAGTCTTGGTATTACACGGTCCAGGCGGATGGTGTAAATCAACATTTATAGCAATGCTCGCGCCACCAGAACTAGAAGCTATAAAAAAAGGAACGGAGCTAGACACATCAAATAAAGACAATTTGATTCGTCTTGCACGATATTGGATTGCGGAGCTAGGAGAGCTAGGCGGAACCATTAATAAGTCAGACCACAATAAGCTTAAAGCTCATATCACTCAAGACCTGGATGAAGCACGAAGGCCGTTCGCTGCCAAAGATAGCAAGATGATTAGACGAACCATATACGCCGGAACCGTAAACGAGGAAAGTTTTTTAGTCGATGAAACAGGAAACCGAAGATGGTGGACAATTAGTCTTACCGAACCAATTGACACGGACGCAATGAAACTTATCGACATGCAACAAGTATGGCGAGCGGCTTATGAACTTTATTTGGGCGGGGAGCGGCCGTATTTAAACAATGATGAAGTCGCACGGCTAAACGAATCAAATGAAAAGCATGAACAAATAGATCCACTTGACGAAAAACTAGATGCGTACTTTAACTGGACGCAACCAGGCAATCACTGGATGAACTCAACCCAAATACTAGAAGTGATTGGCTATAAAAATCCTAACAAGACACAAACAACGCGCATATCTTTTTTCTTGAAAAAACGAGGACTAGAAAAAGGAACAGGAAGGTTAAAGCGCTGCTATTGGATGCCCTATTATAACCATAAACCCGAAAGAATAAGCGTATAATTTGTTTTTTGTTCATTTTTTCTCCATATTGTTTGAAATCACCTGAAAATGTGACACCTACTAATAATATGTGACACCTATATTCTTGAGGTGTCACGCCTACAACCCTTACTGGGCTTGAGATGTGACACCTGTGACACCTGTGACACCTATTTTATATATTTTATAATTTTAATTAAGAGTAGTAATAGGTGTTATAAGTAATTAGTACTCTAGTACCCTATACAGAAAATTGAATTAGGTGTCACAGGTGTCACATCTCAAGCCCAGTAAGGGTTGTAGGCGTGTGACACCTAAGTGTCACCTATTTTAGGTGTCACATTTTCAGGTGAT